TTTTAGCCGAATGGAGACGTAGAATGCAAGACGTACCTGTCCCACCTGTCAGTGAAGATGACGTACCAAACAACAATTTGCTTAAAATGATCGACGCCGGCGATGATGTATTTGAGCTTGTGCAGAGCGATGCACTAATCCTACGTCAAACTGCTGAAAACTTCGATTTTGCGAACCCACCGTTCGATCCGATTGTGTTGGCCACAAAGCTTGCGAACACAATGATCAAGAAAGGTGCATACGGTATTGCTGCACCACAAGTAGGTTTACCTTTCAATGTATTCGTTATTGGCAACCCGGGCGACAAAGAAGCTACTTGTATGGCGTTTTTCAACACAACAATCGTTGACTCAAGTAAAGAAGAAGAGTATTATGAGGAAGGTTGTTTATCATACCCAAATTTATTCTTAAAGGTCAAACGGCCTTCAAGTATACGTTTGCGCTTCACAAACATGCACAATGATACGAATACATCGAAATTTACAGGACTCACCGCACGGATCATTCAGCACGAATACGATCACATTAGAGGTGTGGTCTTCAAAGATCGTGCTAGCCTGCATCATCTACAACAAGCGAAAACCAAGCGAAAAAAATTGAATCGACAAAACAAGAGAGCGCAGAAGGAGAGCAAGTAGTGTTTCGTTTTATTGAAGCGTTCTATTCGTTTCAGGGCGAAGGGAAATATGTTGGCGTTCCTTCTGTCTTCGTACGCCTTTTTGGTTGCAATTTCAAGTGTCAGGGTTTCGGCATGCCGAAAGGCGAGCTGTCAAACGAGTACCTAAATATCGACGCGAAGAAATACACAAAGCTCGATGATGTACCACTGGTCCGTACCGGTTGTGATAGTTTTGTTGCATGGGATCCACGATTCAAACATTTGACGCGTGACGTTACACCTGCCGAACTAGCCAAACTTCTCGTTGATTTGACGCCAACAAAAAGTTGGGTTACACCTGAAGGTCAAGAGATACATTTGGTCATTACCGGCGGTGAGCCGCTTCTAGGCTGGCAGAAGCAGTATATTGAATTATTTACGCAACCTGAAATGCAGAACCTCAACCATGTCACGTTTGAAACGAACACAACACAAACTCTCAACACAGAGTTTCGCCGCTTTGTGGAGATTGAAGCAAAACCACGCTTTACATGGTCATGTTCTCCGAAATTATCTGTCAGTGGTGAAGACCGAGCTGTGGCTATTCAGCCGCTTGTGGCTCGCGAGTACTTCTTTACTGGTAATTCTGATATGTACTTCAAGTTTGTCGTCGCTGATGAAAATGATTTCAAAGAGATCGATGAGGTTGTCAAGATCTATCGAGAATTTAACGTCAAGTGCCCGGTCTATTGTATGCCGGTTGGTGGGTGTTTTGAAGAGTACTCTGAAAACAACAAAACAGTAGCAAATCTCGCTCTATCAAAGGGGTATAGATACTCACCAAGATTGCACGTTGACATCTGGGGTAACACGTGGGCATCGTGAGGAACATATGAGAGAGAAGAAGTTCGTTGCATTAATTGTAATTGGCTGTTAGGGAAATCGCAAGACAATCCATCTCTTTTACGTAATGCAGCATCATACTTGGAGAAATTCAATGAATAGAACATATCGCTATACATCAACGAAAGAATATGTCGACGCTTTTCCTTGTGCGTATAGGCAATACCGTGCAGATTCACATTGTAGGCTGATTCACGGTTACAGTTTCAGCATGAAGTTTTACTTTGGTACAGATGAGCTCGATGTCCGAAATTGGGCTGCAGATTATGGTGGTTTACGCGATCTGAAAAAGGTGCTTGAAGAACAATTTGATCACACTCTTCTTGTTGCCGAAGATGATCCTCAAATTGAGTGGTACAAAGAAGCTGAGAAGAGAGGCATAGCACGACTCACTGTTCTTCCAAAGTTGGGCTGTGAAGGTTTAGCTGATTTGCTCTACAAATACATTAATGGTGTTTACATCCCTGACTATTTGGGGGAAGGAGAGTCAGCACGTCTTTGGTGCTATCGTGTTGAGGTACGCGAAACGCAAAGCAACATGGCGTTTCGCGAAGGTCATCGCGAAGATGGTGAAAGGCTCCTGTAATGGTTGAACAACTTTCTATCAGCGATCAGATTCGGCGTCGCCTAGTTGAAAACGGTATTCGTTTTTGGTCAAACGACAACATTGCCGACCATCTTGAGCCAGGTGAACAGCAAGCGCTTGTTGACGAGCTAACAGAAAAATTCACCCATGTTCTCGACTCGCTTTTGATCGATCACAAAACCGACCCAAATACGAACGACACGCCTCGCCGGTTGGCAAAGATGTATGTCAATGAGCTGTTTGCTGGACGATTTGAAAAAGCACCAAATGTCACAGCGTTCCCGAATGACACAAAGGATCGCTACACGGGTTTGCTCAACATTCGTGCCGAAATTACGTCGATGTGTTCACATCATTTCCAGCCTGTCAAAGGAATCTGTTTCATTGGCTTGTTGCCGAGTGTTAAGGTTATCGGTCTCAGTAAGTATGTTCGAATTGCACAATGGTGCGCGCGCCGCGGGACACTGCAGGAAAATCTTGCAACAGAGATCGGACAGCAGGTGATGAAATATACTGGTTCGGAAGATGTTGGTGTCTACATTCAGGCAACGCATGGATGTATGGAGCACAGAGGGATTGAAGCACACTCATCCCTGACACAGACAACAGTTGTTCATGGACAGTTTTTTAATCCATCAGTGAAAAATGAGTGGATAGATGACATCAAATTGCAGATGATGGTGCAGAAGATTTGAGGATGTTATGAGTGACCGTTTGACATCGAAATGGACAGAAAATGCTGCGCAAGCGTTTGGCGCAACTGGTGTCAAAGGCGACGCCGGCGAAAAAATGATGTTGCAATGGTTGCTCAAGCATCCGATTAACAACGTATCGCCACTTCAACCAATCCACCATGGTGCTGATCGCATAATGCAGAAACAAGGTATCGACATTACGTGGAGGTGCCCATCTTCTGGTTCACTTGTCTCATGTGATGTTAAAGCGAATTTGACAGATGATGGTATCTTTTATGTGTACCACGACGAGTGGCTATACAAATCAAAGGCAGACAAAATCACGCACGTTAACACAAAAACAGGCGAAATTGTTTCGTACAATACAGAGCAGATGAAAGCGTTTTGCAAGACATTGGAAGAGGCCTTGCAAAGAAAAGAATGGGACACATTACGTTCGAAGTACGTTTACTTTTCGATGTCTTGGGTCGATTGGGACAACATTAGAGGTCGACAAAAGCGTGTTCCGGCTTGGTTTAAATTTTCGAGAACACAGCGGCCTGATTTTGTGCAAACACTGCAAGAGGCGGAAGATGCTTGAGGCAAAAAAATTGATTTGGGTTACCTTCCAAAAAGAAGGTATACACTATTTTCCAAGTGCGAGCGCTCTCCAGCAATTTGCTGATGTCTCGTTTCTAGGACACGAACATCGCCATATGTTCCACTTCAAAATTTGGGTCGAGGTGTTTGACGATGACCGGGAAATTGAATTCATTCAATTTAAGCGATGGATCTCGTCAAAATTTGACCACAGCATGGCGATGGAAAATAAGTCGTGCGAAATGCTTTGCGATGTTGTGTACGATCTGATAAATGATAAATACCCGGACAGAGATGTAGCCGTAGAAGTCAGTGAGGATGGTGAAAACGGCGCTTATTGTCTTTACCCAAGGGAGCAGAATAATGAAGCAATTCCAGTCGTTTCTCAATGACAACGCCATTAACGAATCGGAAGAGGTTCGAAAGCAGCTGAAAAAGACTGCAAAAGGTACACAAATACATTTTGACCATCCAGAACATGGCCCACAAAAAGGATCGTACGGTGGTCTTGGGCGTATGCATGGTCATACGTACGCAAAAGTAGGGCACTCAAGTGGACCATTAAAAAATCATACAACATGGCTCCCACTTCATCATGTTAAGAAGATTGGCGAATAAATACCAGTGAGGATTTTGTAATGAATGATTTGATTGTGCAGCCTTCGAATTTTTGTCATATCGCACCGACATCTCTTCTAAACTTAACTGCCAACCGATCAATATATCTTGTTCTTGCTCACCTAGTTGAGTGTGATGAAAAATACACCGAGTTCTTTGTTGAACAGAAAAAGAAGAATCGTTGTACGATCATCATGGATAACAGCGCGTACGAAATGTACAAGCAAGGCAAGCCAATGTACCCAACTGAAAAGTTGATCACGATGGCTGAAAAGGTCAACGCTGACTACATCGTAATGACTGATTACCCAGGCGAACAGAGTGACAAAACAATTGCCGCTGCACAAAGACTGGCGCCAATTTACCATGACCTTGGTTACAAGACGTTTTTCGTCCCACAAGGCAATAAAGGCGATGTATTTGACACATTGAAAGCATATGACTGGGCAGTTAAAAACCCAGAAATCGTTGACTACATTGGCGTGTCCATTCTTGCTGCACCTCTTGCTTTGTGCTCTGATATGACGAATCGTATGCAGCGATTCGTTTCTCGTTTGAACCTGATGTACCTGTTGCACGACCAGTACATCCTCGATGCAGCACATCACAACAAACAGAAAATTCACCTTCTCGGTATGCTTGATGGCCCAAATGAGGTTATGTACATGCGGCCGTTTGCAAAGTACATTACATCGTGGGATTCATCAGCAGCAATTTGGGCAGCTGTCAACGGTATTGCATTCGATGGGACACCGACCGGTTTGAAAGATGGAAAGATCGATCTTGAGGTCGATTTCAACTTCAAGTTGGAAAGTATGAACGTCGACACAATCGAGAAAATGCTCAAAGTAGCAGAGACAAATATTCAAAGAATCGATTCGCTGTGGTGGCAGAACATCGCACAGGCTTAGTTTTGCTGCAGAGACATGATATAACAATTTGAGGAGCTTTTGTAATGGCAACCAAGCCAAAATCAAAATACAAATACAACGAAGACAAGATTATTGCGTTTCTTCAGAAGTACATTACAGCAACATACCAACAGCACTATGTTGGCGTCGACGAGATTCAGACGATCGACGTATGGCGTTCGCTCGGAATCGATGAAGAGAGTTTTCGGTCGAATATCCTCAAATACGCGATGCGTTATAAGCGCAAAGACGGGGCGAATTTCAAAGATCTGATGAAGATTCTCCACTATACGATTCTTCTGATTAACCGAAACCATATGGCAGATATTGAGAAAGGAAAAAAGAGCTGATGCTAGTCCACATTTTTTCAGATAAGACTACCAGTTTTTTTACACCAGCACCAAATCACAATCAAGTGCAGCCAAACGCGATTGATTTGCGTTTGAACAAGGTGTTCAGATTCGTTCCAGACAGTGTGTTTGAACTGACAGAGGATGGTAAGCAGCATCGGAAGACTGTCGAAGTGAGACCAACGGACGCAGGAATCTACGTTCTTCGTGAAGGTGCATATGAAATCTCTTTCGAAGGTGAAGTAACAGTCGGACCGGATGAAGCTGGCATTGTCGTTACACGCTCAACACTGATTCGTAATGGTCTACTCGTTGCAAGTGGTCTTTACGACAGTGGGTACAAGGGCCCTCTAGG